TCGTAGAGCTATTCTATCATGAACCTGCGAAATGTACACAGGTTGGAGGAGATCTGCAAGAAACTGATAACCAGTTCTTCTTTTCAACCGGTGCCTCGGTCGACTTATTTGAGGATCATCAGCCGGCGCCTCGGTTGCAAGATATATGCCTCAACCGGTGACTCGGTTGTGAAAAGCTCAGCGTGGGTGAGTTCTGGGATGTGAAGTGTATGGATCTATTGATCAGGCAGTGAGGGCGATTCCGACCATGATTCCTACCGCGATTCCGATTCCAAAGCAGCAGAGGCCGACTATGGCGGGGACTGGAATGTGGAAGCGATGTTCCCAATCCACATTGAGGTCCATGTGGCGGGCGGGACGGCTCCACTCGCTGAGTGGAACTCGAAGCTGCTCCCTCTCGAACTCAAGGCGGGCCCGCTCCCGCTCGGCAGCCCACGCCACATATTCAGGATGTGGCGTGGGCTGCGGTTGCTTCTTGCGGAATGGGAGAATGTCGGCGCTCATTCCCTATTTACGCAGCGTTCCTCAGGCGAGGACGCAGGCGACGTTCAGCAGGCGATCCTTGATTGGCCTCGCGATAGGTTTCCCAATTTCCACGCGTGAGGTCTGTCCACTCGTTGTTGCGAAAGTGGAGCTTTTGCTTGTACTGAGGGCTGATATAGTGGTGGAAGCTTTTTCCATCAGTCAGCTCACCGGTGCTCTTGCGTTCATAATCAGTGCGGTTCCCTTTCGGGTCCTCGAGAACGAACAGCCGCCAATCCCATCGATTGTCGAGGAACGGATGAACAAGCATTCCATCGATCTTCCAAAAATCGAGATATGAGCATATGATCGTTTGGATTCCACCATTGCGGAGGCGGACAACTGCGGGGACGGTCATCAAGGCATCTTCAGTAGTGTAAATCGGCGACATCGTAACTCCCTTCGGGTTCCAGGTTAATCGTTCGTAGGTTCAATATACCACGAACGAGATTCAAAGTACACTTTTAGTTAGTAGACTCGTTTTGGATAGGTGATGGTCTTGGCGAGCTGGTAGCCGATGATCTCCTTGCTTTCGAGCAGGCGATCTCCCATCTCTTGCAAGAGGTACATGTTGTCAACGGTCGCTACCATTGGTCCCTTCTCGTCTTTCGCTTTCGCGAGGGTGATTGTGCCGTCTGCCTTCTCAAGGAGCAGCATGTAGAGTGGGACGAAGTTCCATGCCTCATCGATGGTTATAGCTTGCATGGCTGGCACCCTATGATCTTGCGGTTAAGCGAGATCAGCTTGTGATCGAGGAGGACCCACTCATGCACTAGCTCAGGGCAGCCAGGTTTTTCCTCTAACTTGCGCTCGATGGCCTCGAGCTGCGAGATGAGCTGCTTCCGAACTTGGTGATGGACTATGAGGCCGATTGTGCTCATGGATTTCTCCTAAACGAGGGTTTTGATCCAGATCCGCTGTTGATCGCACCAGTCGTAGATGTACTGGAACTGCTCGTCGAAGTCGTCGCCATCGACGTCCTCTCCAGTAGGATTTGGCTGGACCACGAGGGCGGACAGATCGCCAAGCGAGGGGGCGATCTCTTCGAACAGGTGGGCCGGCAAGGCGACACGAAACCGTTCGACGATGATCGGAATCAGCGAGCGGATCGTCCGCTCCTCGTCTTGCACCTGCCCGAACTCGGGCTGCAAGTCGATTGTGTATTTCCAGTTTGCCATGTGCGCTCCTACCAAAACTTGGAGATGAAGTGGATTACGACGTATCCGATACCGCCGATCAAGCTCAACAGTCCGATGACCGTGATCAGCTCGATGAGGGTGAAACCTTTCTGTGTGTTCATGATTCCATCTGCTCCTTGAGGTCATTGATCGCTTCTTCAGCCGTGGCTCCGTGGCCGATGGGGCAGTGGCTGTCCTCCGCCCCGTCGTAGGTGTTGTAGTCCACCGCATGGTAGTCGTAATTTCTGATCGGGATGGGTGGGTAATCGAAACCCACCAACACCTCCCTCTCCTCTCCGTTGATCTCGACCTTGCGAATGTCCAGTGCCATGTTTGTCTCCGTTTCCGAACTCGGTTAGCCGGCCGTGAGGAGGTATTCGGCGCGATTCTTCCAATCTCCGCCTCTAGCAGCCACCTTAGTGACCGAGATGAGGGTGCGGAGCGAGAGCTCACGAGCGTGCGACTGCATCTTCTCGAGGAAGTCGAGAGCTTCGCGCTTCACCTTCATGCTGTAGTCGGGCAGGAAGTCGGGCGACTTGATGATGGCTTCCATGCGGTCGATCTTCTGCTGCGTGTTCATCGAGAGGTCGATGCTGATGCAGCGGCTGCGAACTGCCTGGTCGATCTTGAAGATCGGGAGGTTCGAGATGAAGATGACGCCACCTTTGAACTCGAAGGATCGCGGCAAGTCGTCGTCACCGAAAGATTCCGCCATCCACGAGATGATGCGCTTGTCATACGAGTCGAGCGCGCCTTTCAGGAGGTTCAACGCGACGGGATCGCGGAGAACGGTATCGCAGTCATCGAACACGACGATCCGGTTGCGGTTCTCGAAGAGGGTGCGATAGAGGCCTTTCGCGGTGGAGTATCCCTTGACGACAGTGTAGAACTTCTTGTCGTCGATGGTGGCGCCAACCTCGATCTCCTCGAGATCGAGCATCTTGAGCTTGTTGGCCTTGAGCGCCTTGTTCACGGTGAAGGTCTTGCCGAGGCCGCCTTCACCCGTCACGAGAAGAGAAGGAGAGGTACGATCGGCGATCATCGAGACGAAGTCCTCCATGAAGTCGAAGCGATCGTTGATGCCGAACTTGTCGACTTGCTGCTGCAGTTCCTTCGTGACCGCGCTTTGAACTGCGTTCTCGACAACCGAGACAACACCACCGCCCGGCTCGACGAGATCAACGATGCCGTACTGAACGGCCTTGTTGCAGCGTTCGATCTTGACTTTGCGGATCACGTACTCCTTGCTCGTTGAGGAGGCAATGATCTTGCCAGCCCAGACAGCGCGCCAAACCGGAGGATTTTTCCGCGTGTCCAGAATAAGTTGTGCAACGTTATTAGCCATAATCATCGATCTCCACAGGTTGATTTAATCGATTGGGCTATCTTATACTAACCTGCGGAGAAGTACACAGATCTTCACTGAACTGTTAACGGGTTAACATTTTACAATAATCTTCAGTCCATTTAACAATAATCTGGGCTTGGGGGTCCTCAGTTTCCTCAGTTTCCTCTGTTTTCTCAGGTCTTTGGTAAATAAGACCATGAAAAAGCTATTCCTCTGCACTTTGCTTCTCCTCAGCGGCTGCTCTACTCTCAAGGGAATCATGAGCGTCGATGTAGCATCATACGATGCTATTGAATACGCAAGCATCACCAAGCTTCGCACAACCATCGTCGAAGACGCCCCTCTCTGCAGCGATTTTGCGGCCATGAAGGCAGCGACTGCAGACATCAATAAACAAGCGCTTGAGCTCTCGATCTACTCTCAAGGCGTGCCATTCAACGATGACACCGTGAACATGGAACAAAATTTGTTGATCATCACGAGTGAATTTGCAAAGCGCTATGCTTCGGTCAACTCTGTAAGTGAGGCGTACTGTGACGATAAGATGGCGATCCTTATGCGATCTGCTGCGACGATACAGAAATCTGTTGGAGGAAAGCCGAAATGAACGTTTCCGATATTCTAAACCGCCTAGGCGCAGTGATAAACGGTGGAGATGAGGCTGGCGAGATTGCCACTGAGGCAACTACCATCACGAATCAGTTCAAGGCTGGTCAACTTTCACAGTCTGAGTATCAAGAACTTATTGGGGATTTACAGACCGAGAAGCTGATTCTCATTCAGGCCAATCAGCTTGCGCTGAAGGAAGCTCTCGACCGCCTCTTCACGGACATTCAGTCAGCAATCGCGATCATCCCAACGCTCTAGTATCCTTCGCAACGACTTCGAGAATCTCTCGAAGTTTTGGGCGGTGCTTTCTATCTGGCTCGCCTCTGTACATCGTGAGGATGTTGGGGCTGGTGACAATGTCTGCCATCTCTTGGATAGAGAGCTTGTTTGACTTCTTCATGTTGCATCGGCTGCACATACATTGCGCGTTGAGAATGTTATTCGATCCGCCAAGAGATTTGGGGAGGATGTGGTCCCACGTAAGCATGACCTCATCATAACCATCCATGCCATAGAGGTTGATCGAGAACGGCATTACCTTGTCGTTCTGATGACGCTCAATGTGCCAATGAGTTCCTTCTAGCCCACAGCTCACGCACGTTGTTTGTCCAGAGCGGAACATGCGGAGTCGCGTAGAGGCCTGAGCTTGTGGGTTTTCAACCCAGAAACCTTGGATCTTCCGCTGAGGCGGAATGAGGTTCAAAAACTCAATACCCGCCTCAAATGACATGCTTCGCAGTCGCACCATCGTGCACTGCTTGACTGGAAGCTTTCGTGCCATCAACTGACTTCAACCTCGCGCATTTCGATGCGCGGACTTCGCTTCCTCTCATGACGCTCATTTCGAGTGTCATCATCGAAGCTTCTCCGCTTCTTCATCGGTTCGAAGGTAGGTTCGTCAATGACGTCGTCATCGAGATCCAAGTCAACGATTCGTAGGCGCATGGTCGTAGTCCTTTCTACAGTTTGTGAACATCGGAATCTGGAACGTTGTACTTTTTCTGGAGGTACGCGAGGTCGTCGCTAACCTCGATTACATCACCGTCCTTAACCCACACCCCGTAGCGGGGTAGGGTCATGACGTGCTTCCCTTCGGAGGTGACCTCCATTGGAGCGCCTGTGTCGGTAATGAAGGGTTTGGTTTGCATGTCAGTTTGTCAGTTGTAGCCAAGAGCGGCGATGTGATCGACGAAAAGGTCAGGCGGGGTGGGCGCCTTCGCGGCACGACCATCGTGCCAGCCGCGCATCCACTCGGCATGGTTTTCCACAGTGGCATCGCAGTAAGCCTTGAGGTGCGCCTTGTCCACGGGATCGCGGTGGCTGAACTCGTAACGTTGGCTCCAGCTGTGGATCCACGGACCGCCAGGAACGTACTTGTTGTGAGGAGCGAAGCGGTCCCAGGTCAAACCGCTGTTGTAGCCATCCTCGTAGGAGGCCTGCGCGGTGGGGATTCCCTCAGGGGAACCACCAGGATAGGGACCGAAAGTGCGACGATTCTTCACGCAAACTCCTCGTCGAATGATTGGGCTGCGGCCATTTCCTGTCGCAGCTGCTCCTCTTCCTGCATCCGCTTGTCGAGGTTGCGGGCCCAGCAAGTGAAGCAGCCCGTGTGCACCTCTCCAAGTTCCTCATCCATCACGACGACGTAGCCGACGTTGAAACACTCGGGGCACTCATCGTCCACGATGGGTTCCATGTTGGCTTCGAAATTCTCGATCATCGCATTCAACGTAACGCTCATGTGATCTCCATCAAGCCGTGTTGAGGACGTAATTGCCAGTGTTCTTGATCTGCGTCTCGAGCGCGTGGGCCTCGGCCTTTCCACGAACGAACTGCAGAATCTGCTTCTCAAAGACTTCCGGCCCGTGCTGCCGAATTGACTCACACAACTTCCACTTCTTGTCGTGGAGAAGTGCGCGACCCTTGTGGCGGCACCAGCGGGCAGAGAGGGTCTCATTTCCAGAGCGATCGATGCAAACTGCCATTCCGACGTACTTTTCACCAGTGACCGTGTTCGTAAGCACGTAGATCAGGTGGCGTCTATCGGAGCGGCGCTTTCGTTTCTTGATCATGAGGTCATTATACACTGAACCTGCGAAATGTACACAGGTTGGAGAAGATTGGTGAGAACTGTTAACCAGTTCTACTTTCAGCGATTATGTTAAATGGCCAGATTATTGTTAACTGGCTAGGACTCGAGGGACTTGGCTACCCGGGTAACCTTTTCAATGAGGCCTTTCAAGTTGACTTTCACACCTTCGATATGCTCAATGTTGGCGGCTGCCATTGCGGCATCCCCATATCTCTCAACGATGTTCATGATGTCACGCGCCGCTTTGTTGAGCTGCTCTTTGGTTTTCTGTTCGGCCTCTTTTTCGATCTGCTTAATCTCGGCCTTCCACTCTTCATCAGTAGCTTCGTTGACGCCCTTGTAGCGGTGATCGTCCACCTTTACAAGTTTGTTGAAGCTACCATCCTTGACGCGCTTGTAGCCCTTCGGGACAGGATGTGGTTCCTTTGGTGGAGGAAGCTGCTTAGGGACAGGTTGGACCTTGAAGCCCAACACTGTCTTTTGCTTACCTTCAAGAAACTCTTTGAACTTCATTTTAGGGCCTTGAGGATCGCGCTGTCAACGATGACCTCGTCCTTGTCGGCGATGCCGTCAGCGAAGATGACCTTGGTTCCAACAGGGATCTCAAAGGTGTGCTGTTCCGTCCCGCTATCTCCAACGCCGGCCTTTCGACTTGTCAGCGAGGTCGATGTCCAACCGTTGTCGAAGATCTTGCCTTCACGGTGAAGGGTGAGTGGCTTGGTGGTCTCGCGCTCTGCGGTGCGCATGATCTTGTCGTAGAGCTCCTTTGTGAGGTTTGGAGCCTTGTTGCCCTTCGTCTTCATGCCTTCCTGCGCCCACTCGTTGAAGTCATCAACCTCTTCATCGTTGCCTTCCTTGACATCACGGGCGAGATCTCTGAACGCATTTTCTACGAATGAGAGGTTTCCAGGGCCACGAGGTAGGTGCGGGTAATCGAGGTACAGAACCCCGCCCCACAGCTTGATGCAACCCCATTGCAGAAGGTTGTAGCCCCACTTATTTTCAGGGGCGCTGTCTTCCTGCAGGTATTGCTTGAAGCGCAATGGCATTACTTCGTCTCAGATGCAGCCAAGCTCTTTTCAATTGCCTTGAACTCAGGGTAGTCATGTCCTGCTGCGCGAGCTGTCTTGATGAGCTGCTTAGCCGATGCGGGGCTCGCCTTGAACTTCGTGAGGATATGCTTTAGTATCTCGTCCTTCTGCTCGTCCTTGTTCTTACTCTTTACGCCTAGCTCCTGGTGGAGATACGTGTCTGGCTTGAGGGCGGCAGTGATCGTTTCGTAGCTGCCCTTTTGCCTCCACGATGCTTTCCATGGTTCGAGCTTACCAGTTTCCTTGTCAAAGATGTAGTAGACATCTACGCTGTCGGAGCTGTGGCCTGGCTCAACGTTCTTGTAGCTAATGTGGAAAGGCTTTCCATTGAGAAGTGAGATAGGATTTATCTTGTCCTGGCCATACTGCACGTCTGGTGTAGTCGAATATCCTTGGCCAGCAAATTGAATTACCTTGATACCCTTCAAAGTTGCCTCAAGGAATCCCTCAATGGTATCAGCTGTTGGCTTTTTAGCGATCTTATACTTTGCAAGACGAGTCTTTAGATCACCAAGGCCCTTCATAAGGTCAGACTGATCTACTGGACGATTCTTTGAGCGCTCACCGCGCTTTGCCATGCCCTTCTTGTCAGAAAGAACGAGCTTGCATGTGATCTTTCTGCTTCCAGCGAGCTGTTCGATCTCTTCAAGGATTTCCTTCAGATTGCCGGTTGCCTTTGCTTCACCGTGAAAAACTTTTGGTGGCAGTGGGGCCTTTCCATCTCTCTTTCTACGCTCTTGCGTCCAGCTATCGTGCTCTTCTTCCTTGTGGCTGGAAAGCTTGCGTGGTTGTGGCTCTTGACCCCAACGCTTCTTTTCCTTGTGGTCTGCTAGAGCATCAGCATGTTGCTTGTCAAGCTGATCCTTGAATATAGTGAAATCATATGCAAGTCCACCAACGCGAGCGGAGCCACCAAGAGTTTCAGCAGTGTACTTGCCGAAGCAGACTGCCTTGCCATCAACGTAGAGAGCGAATGCAATTGCGTCCTCGTGCTCTTTGTACGCACGACGCACAGCAGCAATCAATGGGATCTTGCGGTTAAGAGAAACATCGATAACTTCAGATGTATCACCAAACCCTTCACGATCATACCAATAACCATTGTCGCGGTCACCGCCGCCAAATCGCTTACCTGTTTGAGAGGCGCGGTCATATGATGCTCGACGACCACTTCCGCTACCCTGCGAGAATTTCTGCTTGAGGATGTTGATCATGGAACCGACATTAAGCTTTGCAAGGTTGCCAAGCTTTTCAAGGATGATTCCTTCATTGAGAAGTTCTGAGACTAACATGCTATTACTCCGATGCTAAACGCCATATTTCTTCATTAGGTCCATGACATCTTCATGGTCTGTGCCCTTGGCAATATCGTGGGCGC